TGTGCGATTCAGAAGTCGTGGAGATGTCCTCCAAGGAACTCACTTTCTTCCGCCTTCGCTGCTTGCCGCCCAAGAAGAATTTGCTGCCTCTCATTGCGAGGAACAGCGCCAACTTCATAGCGGCTGGCCGGTATGTGCAACGCACGCTGGAAGGGTGTATTTTCACGCACTCTGTGACCAATGTATCCAATGGCGGACACTTCGTGTGTGAGACCATGGAGATAGATGGGGTCTGGACAGGAAGAGCTGAGCCACCTACTGAGGTTGGCCAGTGTGGAATGCCACTCGTAGCCTTTACTGGACGTGGTCCAATGATTTGTGGCGTCCACGTGGCAGGTGGCGGTCCACGTATCGCAGCCGCTCGACTCACTGTTGAACTAGCCCAAGCGGGGTTGGATGCATTTAGTGAGCCCCACATTGAAGCTGGAGTGCCCATGTTGAGTGCCCAGGGGTACGATCGCGAACTGACAAACTTGCACCACAAGTCTGTGATGGCGTACATTCCTACTGGCAAGTGCAACATCTATGGATCATTCACGGGATTTCGCCCACATGGACGTAGTTCTGTGGTACCGACTGTGATCCGTGATGCAGTGGTGCGGCGCGGTTACCCGGAATTGTTCACGGCCCCCAAGTTGGGATCGTGGGAACCCTGGCGCCTTGCTGCACTGGACATGGTTAATCCGGTGGAGAAGATGAAGGGCGATGTGCTTGCAGAGTGCGTTGAAGCATTCAAGGAGGACATCCTGCGTGAGCTACCTGAATCAGAGTGGAAAGAGATCCACGTGCTCGATGATTTCACAACCATGAATGGTGCGCCAGGAGTGAAGTTCATTGACAAGATCAACCGCAACACGAGTATGGGAAATCCTTTCAAGAAGTCAAAGAAGAACTTTCTGGTGCCTGTGGATGGCACCGATGACGTCTCCGACCCACAGATGTACAACGAGCTCATCCAAGAGCGAATCGACATCATGATGGCCACCTATTTGGAGGGTCGTCGTGTTATGCCTGTGTTTTGTGGGCACGAAAAGGATGAAGCCATGAAGGAGAAGAAAGTGAAAGCAATGCAGAATCGCATCTTCACAGGAGCTCCAGGTGATGCTGCACACATCACGAGGAAATATCTTCTCACAGTTGTGCGTGTCATGCAGCGGAACAAGTTTGTGTTCGAGTGTGGTCCTGGCACGAACCCCCTGTCGACAGAGTGGCAAGAGATCCGTGAACACATCTGCAAGTTTGGAGAGGAACGCCTCATTGCGGGGGATTATGGCAAATTTGACAAGACCATGCCTCCAGCATTGATTCTGGCAGCGTTCGATATTCTGCGCTGGATGTGCGAACGTGCTGGGTACGCTCTCACTGAGATCATCGTGATTCAGGGGATTGCTGAAGACACGGCTTTTCCACTGGTCGACTTCAATGGCGACCTGGTGGAGTTCTTCGGATCCAATCCTTCGGGACACCCATTGACTGTGATCATCAACGGACTGGCTAACTCGTTGTACATGAGATATTGCTTTCATGAATTGGACCCAGAGCACGCTGTGCGCAACTTCAAGAAGCGAGTGGCATTGATCACATACGGCGATGATAATGCCATGGGTGTCCACGAGTCAGCTCCATGGTTCAACCACACCGCTGTGCAAGCCGTCCTAGCTGCGGTGGGAGTGCGTTACACCATGGCTGACAAAGAAGCCGCGAGTGTGCCATACATCTCCATAGATGATGTTTCGTTTTTGAAGCGCACGTGGCGTTGGGACGAAGATGTGGG